CAAACTATGCAAAGGCAGAAATAAAAGAAGTACCACAAGACGTTGCAGAGAATTGGATTGATGAACTAACAGTACGTCAGTTTAACGAAGAACTTAAAGATGTATTTCCATACATATACAGCTTAGTAAGTGAAAACACTCGTGCAACAACTTTAGGTCCAATGGACTTAGAAGGCTACGAAGTATACCAAGGTGACATGCGTGAATCAGACGAAGAAGTAGAAGAGTCAGGCTTACAACTAAGCAAAGAAGAAATGGAAATTGAATCAGCGTTTGACGATATGATGGGCCAGTTTGCTGAAGGCGAAACCAACGAAGCCCAAGAAGGCCAAGTAGGAACTATGGCATTGTTTGTTACTGATCAAGATGGTGGTGAACACGAAGTAGAAGTTCAAGTTAAAATTGAAAATGGTAAGGCAGAGATTGATCCTAATACATTACCTGGACCAGAAGACCAACTTTATTGGGATGACGCTGACATTGAACAACAAGCAATGGATGCAATGAAAAACGGCGATATTGAATTTGATGAAGGCGACAACGACACTATGGACGTTAAAATAGACAAAGACGGCAACATGAGCAAAGACGATGGTAAGGAAGAAGAAGAACAAAAGACACCATTAGGCGAGTTTATCCTTAGCTACTTTGATAGAGAAAACGGACAGTTTCCAAAAGGAGAAACAGCAGTATTAACTATGGTTGAAAAAGACTATGGCGAAGAATTTATTACTCCTGCAAAGAAGTTCATTGAAATGATTAATACTAAAGTAGCAGAAGTAATGGGCTATAAAGAAGCAGAAGCAGAAGTAGAAGCACAGGCACCAGAATTAGTTCGAATTAGAGATTTAGCAGGGCTATAAACGCCCTCTAATAAGTTTTATTTCTTTTTCTTAAAAAAAGACTTGACATTGTTTGTAGAAGAGCGTATAATAACACTGTGCTACAAACAAAAAGGCACGTAATAACCGTAGCAATGTAGCTACATCATAGGCACTATTAGGAGGCATTAAACTATGGCATCACTAGCAGAAATCAGAGCAAAACTGAAAGAACAAGAATCACGCACAGGTGGTTCACAAAGCGGCGGCGGCGACAACGCAATTTACCCATTTTGGAATATCAAAGAAGGCGAAAGCGCAACTATGCGTTTCTTACCAGACGGAGACGGTGAAAACACTTTCTTCTGGAAAGAACGTTTGATGATCAAATTGCCATTCATGGGTGTTAAGGGTGAGACTGACTCACGTCCAATACAGGTACAAGTACCATGTATGGAAATGTACGGAGAAGCATGTCCAGTACTAACTGAGGTTCGTCCTTGGTTTAAAGATTCAAGTCTAGAAGACATGGGTCGTAAGTATTGGAAAAAGCGTTCATACGTATTCCAAGGATTTGTTAATGACAGTCCTCTTGTTGAGGATTCACCTGAGAACCCTATTAGACGTTTTATTATTGGACCACAGATTTTCCAAATTATTAAAGCGGCTCTAATGGATCCAGACATGGAAGAATTGCCAACAGATTACACTAATGGTGTAGACTTCCGTCTTAACAAAACATCAAAAGGTGGTTACGCAGACTACGGCACAAGTACTTGGGCACGTAGAGATCGTCCATTATCAGATGCAGAGATGAACGCAATCAATACACATGGATTGTTTAACTTCTCAGACTTCCTTCCTAAGAAGCCAGACGAAGTGGCTGTAAAGGTCATTAAAGAAATGTTTGAAGCATCGGTTGACGGTGAAGCATATGACGCAGATCGTTGGAGTAGTTATTTCCGTCCAAGCGGAATGGCTGCACGAACAGGTGATCCGCAGAAAAAAGCATCTCCACAAGCAACCGCAACTAGCCAGAGTGCCCCACAAGCGGCGGCTCCTGTAACACCACAAGCAGCACCTGCTCCAGTAGCAGAAGCAGCACCAGTGGCACAAGCAGAAGCAGCTCCTGTAGCACAAGCAGAAGCTCCAGCTGAAGCACCTAAGACTGGCGGTGACGCAAGTGATATACTTGCAATGATCCGTAACAGACAAAACAACGGCTAACATATGTTGGGTGCCTTCGGGCACCCATCTATGACTTTAATTAGGAGAAAACATGGCTAAATCATTTGACGTAAGTAAGTTCCGTAAGGACTTAACTAAAAGCATAACAGGTATGAGCTCAGGCTTTAACGATCCAACAGATTGGATTTCTACAGGCTCATATGCACTAAACTATCTTATCTCAGGAGACTTTCATAAAGGTGTTCCGCTAGGTAAGGTTACAGTGTTTGCCGGTGAATCAGGAGCAGGAAAGAGTTACTTCTGCGCTGGAAACATTGTAAAACACGCACAGGATCAAGGTATATTTGTAGTCTTAATCGACTCAGAGAACGCACTTGATGAGAGCTGGCTACAGGCTCTACAAGTTGACACTAGCGCAGAGAAACTTCTCAAGCTAAACATGTCAATGATTGACGATGTAGCAAAAACTATCTCAACATTTATTACTGAGTATCGTTCTTTAGACGAAGATGACCGTCCTAAAGTATTGTTTGTAGTTGACTCGTTGGGTATGTTATTAACACCTACTGACGTTGATCAGTTTAACAAGGGTGACATGAAAGGTGATATGGGTCGTAAGCCTAAAGCACTAACTTCATTAGTCCGTAATACTGTTAACATGATTGGTTCACTTAATGTAGGCTTAGTATGTACTAACCACACGTATGCATCACAGGACATGTTTGATCCAGATGATAAGATTAGTGGTGGCGCAGGCTTTATCTATGCATCAAGTATTGTTGTTGCAATGAAAAAGTTAAAGCTAAAAGAAGACGAAGACGGCAACAAGATCTCAGAAGTTATGGGTATACGTGCTGGTTGTAAAGTAATGAAGACACGCTATGCAAAACCTTTCGAAGGTGTGCAAGTTAAGATTCCTTATGAAACTGGTATGAATCCTTACTCAGGGTTAGTTGAATTATTTGAGAAGAAAAACTTGTTAGTTAAACAAGGTAACCGACTCAAGTATATTAACCTAGCAGGTGAAGAAGTTCTTGAATATCGTAAGGCTTGGATGGTCGGTGGCAAACTTGATCAAATCATGATGGAATATAACGAGAAGATGAAACCTGCGGTAATTACCGACGAAGTGTTAGACGAGGATGTAGACGTTGACACTGCTGAAACTGTGACTGAGGAGTAACTAATGAGTAATGGATTTGATGACGAATCAGTAATTGCTGAAGTATGGACTGTGTTCAAAGAGTACCTTGACAAGAAGAGTGTCGAGCAAGCTGCTGAACGCTATGTTGATCTTTTAGCTGATTACGGTGTTGGTGATGATACAATGGCACACGCCAGTGGCGCATGTGCAGAGCTAGATAAGGCTATTAATTATTACCTAGACATTGATGAAACTGACGCAGTAGACGAAGAAGCGGACTGGGATTAGATTATGGGTTGGTATAGCGAAGTATCTAGAGACATTAATAAGATTCCTAGTGCAGTTGCGTTTTTTGAAAATGAATTACAAGACGCACGTCAGGAAGTAAAGCTCAAAGGTAATGTTGAACGTGCCGCTGCAGAAATGCCCGGCATTGTTGAGCAACGCTTTAACCAACTTCAAGAGATAGAAGCAATCCTTAACTACCTGAATATCGAGCTACGTAGATTGCGTAGCTCGTTTTTCAAAAAATATCTCGAAAACTATCAACGAGCTCTGTCAAGCCGTGACGTTGAAAAATACGTAGACGGTGAGGCAGACGTTGTTGACTACGAAAAGATTATTAACGAGTTTGCCTTAATGCGTAACAAATGGTTAGGTTTACTAAAAGGACTCGATCAAAAACAATGGCAGATTACTAATGTTGTAAAACTTAGAGTAGCAGGCATGGAAGACGCAAGCCTGTAACTACTAGCAGTAATTTATTGCCAGATAAATATTGTTGAATTATACAACATAGGATTGGTGGTAAAAATGCATTCAGAGAAGTATCTAGAAGAACTACAAACTTTACATAGTAAAAAAACATTTGGAAATGCATCTGTACTTCCTAAAGGTGTACAAGAGTTAATTACTAAAAATGAGATTAACTCAATTTTAGATTTTGGTTGCGGTAAAGGAATGGCATGTTCTTCCGTTGCTAGTGACAAACTTACTGTACATAGTTACGACCCTGTTACATCTCCAATTCCCCTTCCTGATAAAGTAGACTTAGTTTACAGTAGCGATGTGTTAGAACACATTGAACCCGATCAACTAGACACTGTTATGGATAACTTATACAGTATAGCAGACAAATATCAATATCATTTAATTGCATGTCATCCCGCAAAGAAAGGGTTAAGTGACGGCAGGAATGCACACTTAATTATAGAAAAGCCAGACTGGTGGAAAGAAATAATCGAACAGAAGAACAAACAATTTGGATGGAAAATTGTTAGTGAAGACATTACAGAAAGACATGCTACTGTAAAGAAAGGTCCACCGAGACACGTTATAAAATATATTGTATATTTACAAAAGGTGTAATCATGAAGCAAGTTTATGAATATTGGATGCCAAGTACAGACGCACACTTTGAACGTCTAATTAAAAAACGAATTAAAAATGGCGGACCTGCAGAGTATCAAGACGATACTAGAGAACAAGCCTACAGATATGTTAATGACTTTGATGTTTGTTTAGATGTTGGAGCCAATGTTGGACTTTGGGC